GGTACACTGACTCGGACTTGGAGGACGTAGGTTTTACCAACTACGACTTCCATAGTGACGGTTTTGTGAAGCGTGAGCTCAACACTGTTGCTCCTTCTGCGCAGTTTGCTCACCACTCTACCGTCAACAATGCCACGGGGCTCATCCCGAAAGACCCCAGGCTTATTCAGCCTTGCACCGACAAGGTGCTGCTGTTTACGAGCTCCTGGGTCTTCTCTGTGAGCAAGGCGTTGGCGCAGGCTTGGAACCCGCGCACCAATCCACAGTTGGTGTATGCGGGCGGATGCACTTCTCTTGAGATCGGCGCGTGGTTTGAGCGGGCAAGCCTCCACTTCGAAGATGTCTTCGCCGTGGAAACCGACGGGGTGAAGTGGGATTGCCACATGTCCAAGCCCGCGATGGACAAGTGGCACGCCACCCTGCGAACCAACTTTGGCGTGCCGAACAGTGTTGTGACCATCCTGGAGCGCTGTTACACCAAGTACAGTCTCAGAATGCTCACCAAGGCCGGGAAGGACCGGCATGTGGATTTCAGTGTCCTCACATCCTATGGCCAGAGGAGCGGAATGCCCACCACCAGTGTCCAAAACACTTGGACATTGGGGAGCATCGTCCACAATGCAGCCATCGTTGCGAGCCGGACCCTCGGTGAGAAGGGAGTGAATGTGCAGCCTTCTGACGTCCTTTGGGGCATCGTCATGGGAGACGACATGCTGGTCCTCACCTCCACGACCTATGCGGGACATGTTGTGTCGGCGGTGCAGGAGTGTTACGTCAATGCCGGGTTTACACCCGAGACATTTGTGCACACGAACACCCAGCAGGCGACGTTTTTGAGCAAGACGTTCGTGCCCATGGTGCACAAGTCAACTGAGGGCCACCAAGAGGTCGTTGCCTTGATGGCCAAGCCCGGCAGGATCCTCAGCCGCATCAATTGGTCCACCAAGACCATGGATGATGCCACCTCCATCCTGTACTCCTATGGAGTGGCCCTTGGGCTTTCGTTTGAGTTGGGCGACATCCCCATGGTCCGGGTCTTGCTGCGGCACATCCTTGCCAGCAAGCCGAAGGCTAAAGTCCCAGTGGCTGCAGAGGGCAGGATTTTGGAGCTAAAGCATCGGATCAATGAGCTCAAGAGTAAGCAGCGTGTTCGGCCTGATCTCAACCGTGAAGAAGCCATCCGCCATCTGGAGGACCGACTGGAGATGTTTGTTGATATCCAGGGATTCGACTATCAGGAGGCGAAGTCGTATGAGTCGCTCTATGCGGAGGCAGTCAACGTCACTCTGGGAGAGCATTACCAAGCGGAGGACACAATCGCCAAGTCCATCGGGCAGACTCTCGAGAGCATGGGGAAGACAACCCTCCCACCAGG